AAAATTTTATGGCTCTTCCATGGTCCGCGCGTGGCCCGATGCCGGAGACCTATAGCCTTGAGGAAGCATACTGGCACCCGCTAGCGTGTGAGTGCGGGAGCTGCTTGGGCCGTGCTGCCGAGATCGCGAAGCAGATGCGCATGGTAACACGGCCCATCCCACCTGCCGTCAAATCGGCATGGAGTCATCTTCCTGCAACTTCTCATCTGGTACTGAACCGCCTTCGAGTCGTCGAAGTAGCTGTTCTATCGATGGAAGGTTTGCGGACCAAGCAGCAAGCAGCACAAGACTAGCAGCCATCTTGTCGCGAGCGGAGTCGGTGTTGGTGTAGATCCACTGCACCACGATGAGTCGCTGGTTCCACAGCCACTCGAGACGTGTGTCGTCCGTCTTGCGGTGCTCTTGCGGGATGTTGTTCAACATCTTCCGCTGGCGCTCGACCTCAGTTGTTGTCATCGGTCTTCTCCGGCTCTACGAAGACAGTCAGGTCGGCCATAACGACCTTCTTCGCGTTCGCGACAGCAGGTCCGGTACCGGCTCGTCGAGTACCAGTGAGTCGGTCCAGAATAATTTTCTGAGCGCGAGTTGCTTTTGCCACTGAACCAATGACTGTTGAGTCGGGGTTGTTCGCGATGTCGAACAGGTTGCGAGCGACCAGCTCCCAGACGGGCATCTCAAGGCGCTGGCGGACCTGATCGCTGGGCCACTCGGGGTTACGATCAACGTACTCCAGAGCCTGTTTGATGGTTTTGTGCTTTGCAAGTGCCATGTCCTTCCTTCCTAGGACCAGACTCCACTGTAGTCTTCGACGTAGTCTCCGGACTTGGCAGCTCCGGAGATGTTGTAGAGCGATCCACCGAAGAAGTCCAGCTCCTTAGTAGCCTGGACGACATAGCGGAGAGCATCCATCATGTGCGAGTACTGGTCGTGGACAGGGAACGGCGACCACTCGCCCATCTTGGTGTTGAACGCGTACTTATAGTTCTCAAAGCACTCAAGTACGCGGTCGCAGTTGGGGCGGTCGCTCAGACCGCGAGACTTCTCAGACGGCTCGAGACCGTTGATGTACGTGTTGTACAGCGTCAGTCGAACCTGCTGGACCATCGTGATGATGTCGGCAGAGCCGGTCTGGGGCAGACCCTTGACGGTCCAGATGTTGGTGCCCTTTGCGAGCACGGCCACGTTCGGGAACCGCAGTCGCATCATGTCAGCGGGCGTCGTGTTGACGGCAGTCTCGTGGTGATCGCCGTCCCACGGCAGGATGATCTGAGCTAGCTGGTTGTACCAGGGTCGGCTGGCAAGAACGTCAACGTATTCAGGTAGTGCCTTGCCGTGTCCTTCCCCACAGTCGATAAGAAAGAGCTTTTCGTTGTACCACTGGAAAGCAATCCAGCACGTTGCATCAGAATGAATGCCAGATGATCCGATGTCGAAAGCCACATAGATGGGGCGCTCTCTGTTCCAGTTAAAGGGCTGGTCACGCTTCTCGAGAATGATCTTGCTGTACGCCTCACCGTAGACGGCGGCGCTGTCCATCTCTTCGAACGAGCAATAGTACTCCTGCTCGAACATGCGGCTGTTGCCGAAGAGCTTCAGGTAGTTATCCTGGATGATTTCGAGCTGGGACTCGGTCAGGACGGGCGGGAGACCGTAGCTTCGCATGATCGCGTTGATGTCGTCGATCGTGCGAATAAGGACAGCACCGTCCTTGCGGCTCTCTGCCAGCTCCTTGAGAGTCCAGAGCGGATTGTTCCGCTTGCCACGGGGCGTGGCGACGACCATGAGTCGCTTGTGACCCTGCTCGCTGTCGATGATCGGGAGCAGACGAGGGATCGGGTTCTCGCGAGTGAACAGCGAGAGCTCAGTGAAGGAGTAGTCGTCGAACGACGTGCCAACGCCGTTCTGATCCTTGCCCGACTGGAAGAAGCCGAGCAGTTTGAGCTTGGAGTGGTTGTGGAACCAGCCCTCCATGCGGGTGTCTTTCCACCCGTTGCTGCCGAGCATCAGGTCCGCAGGCACGTTATCCTGTAGCATGCGGACCTGACGCCCGACTTCTGGGTCCCAGTAGGTCTTGTCGTACAGAATGTTCCGGATAGCCGGACTGTCTGTGCCGACGTAGACTCCCGTTGTTCTCGGGTACTTTAAGCGAGCGTCGACCTGCTCCATCGACATGCACGTGTCTTTGCCGGACTGACGGCTAAAGACACCCAGGCCGATCCGGTTGTTCCGGAACACCTTGTGCAGCTCCGCCTGGTAGGGGCGGGGCCTGTAGTAGACGGGGAAGTTGAGCTCGCTCATCGGGAGGTGGGAACCAGCCTGTGATCACTGCTGCTTGGCGCGCCAGTGCAGGAACTTGGCCTGCTCGGTCGCGGCATTCAGCGCGAAGCGGACCTGCGTCCACTCCACGCCGTCGTCAGCGATCTCGTCCAGAACGCTGTTCAGCGAGGCGATGGAGGCGTCGAGGTCGACTTCGGCCTTCGGCTCTTCCTCGACCACCTTGGCTGGCTTCGCTTCGGCTTCTGTCGCTTTGTCATCGGTCTTCTTCGCGGTGGGTGCCACTTGCTTGTTCCTTTCTAGATGTTCATGTTCAGGTTCGGCATGTTCTTGAATGGCGTTGCACCCCAGAACGTGGAGAAGTCGTCATCCGGCTCGCCTTCCATGCCGGACTTCGACGCGATCCCCGCCTGAGGAGTGTCGAAGCGACCGTCCTCGGTTCGGGGCTGGGCTGCTGCCGCCTGCCGCTGCTGAACAGTACGAGTCTCAACCTGCTGACGCTCGCCGGTCACGGCACGCTGTGCAACGAGTTGCGAGCGGAGGCCGTTGATCAGCGGCTGTACGTCTACCTGGTAGCCGAACAGCTTACCGTCCACGCGGAGCTCGTACGCCTCCGCGATGCTTGCGAACTGATCCGCGAGCTCCTGATCGAACTCAGCAGCATACGGGAACAGATCGGGGTTGTTCTGGAACATCAGGAACGAGTCCTGGATGACCGACATCAGCGGACGAATGTTCTCGTTCTGCTGTTCGATCTTATCTTCGACCTCGTTCTCGATGAGCTTCGTGACACCTTCATGCCAGTCACGAGCCATTTGAGTGTCCAGGATTCGCATCGTGTCGCCGGGGCGAGCGTTGACCGCGATGCTCGGGACCTCAGACCCGACCAGCGCGATTGGCGACACACGCAGGAACTTGATGAAGTCAGGGTTCAGCTCTTCGCGGACCTGGCTGAACGCCTGGGCCTTGAAGCTCTGAGCCATGCGCTCCTGCATGGCGTTCTGCGCCTGCGGAAGCGCCTCCGCCGCTAGTTCTGCGAAGGGCTTGAATCCGTTGTCGACAGGAACTCCAGCACTATCTTGCTGCGTCCCTGTGTCTCCAGCTGTATCAGTGCTGGCAGCACTGCCGGACTCGTCGTGAGCTCCGGCGAGGACGTCAGTTGCGGACTGAGCTCCTGCTGGCGGTGTTGCAGCATCAGTGTTTCCTGCTGCAGCTCCTTGATCCGTAGCAGCTGGTGCCGTGTCTCCAGGTCCAGCGCCTTCAGTCGACGCTCCGCCTTCTGAATCTGTCGTGTCCTCTTTCGGAGCGAACTCGTCGTTCCATGCTTTCGCAAAGAGGTCATCAAACTCAGAATGATACGGGGCGTCCTGAGTCTCGTTGCCGAAGCCGCCATCACTCATCATCGACCTCGGCGAGCACGCGCTCGTTCACCGACTTGATCTCCTCATCGGTGATCGCGAAGTTGGCGAGGTTGCGGATCTGTTCGGACAGACCGTTCTGCGGGTGGGTGAGGAACGCGTTGAGGTCGGCGACGACCGCGTGCTCGATACCTTTGTCCTTGTTGTTGAGAGCGATCTTGTCCCACTGATCGACCCACGCGTTGCCGAGGCGCTGCCACGCGACGATGATGTCGAGGTAGATGTCCTTGTGACGGTTCCAGTCATCTTCGGACTCGGCGAACAGCTCCTCGATGTCCTTGTCCTCGGGGTAGCACATGCGCATGACCGTCTTGGCCTCCGCCAGCTTGCGGTAGCGGGAGCGCAGGTACTTGGGCAGGTCCATGTACGAGAGCCACGGCCACTGACGGAGCACGCCGTCGGCCATGGGGATCGTGACGCCGACCTCGCAGGCGTGGGCGGTGCCGTCGATGACAGACTCCCACATCTGCAGGAGCGTCGTGTCGTAGATGCCGAGCTCGGCACGACGAACCATCTCTGCCATTTCGGGGTCGTCGAACGGCGAATCGGGAGTCTCGTACTCGATGTCCGGGTCGACCGGCATCTCCGGCAGATCGAAGGTCTCGTACTCGCCGAGCGGCATTTCGGTTGCGTCAGTCATTACAGGATGCTCCTTCCAAGCGTCCGTTCACGGTACAAGCGCTCGATGGTCTCGCGCGTCTTGTTGATGTCGTAGCAGAGGTCCTGCCCGACATAGATGTGGGCGACGGACTCGGGGACGAGGTCCATGCCGCCGAAGTACTTAACGACCTCCATGCGGTCGAAACCGCGGATGCCGTTGTACTGATGGATCTTGAAGGGCATGCGCGGGTCACGGTAGATGCCGACCTGCCACGAGGGAAGCGTGATCTTGACTTCCATCTCGTGCTGCTCCTGACCAGCGACCTCGAAGGTCTCGTCCAGTCGCCCGTCCGGGTGGTAGGTCGAGACCGTCTTCACGTCGCTGGTCATGGTGCGAACGCGGCGACGCATGCGCGGCTTCGGAATGGCGGGCTTGATGACCTCGTCCATGTACCACACGCGTCCGCGTGAGTCGACCCGGACGGGATCGTTGGGACCGTGCGTGTTGAACGTCAGTCCCGCACGTTCGGCTCCGCGATCCTGGAAGGGGATGTCCAAGATCTTGGCGAGGCGCTCAGGCGCATACTGGCCCCACAACGACGGGTCGCTTCGGACGATCTCAGCCGCCTGATCGTAGCTGAGAGTGGCCACAGGTGCCGCGCTCTGGGCCGCACTGGGCACCGTAGCCCCGGTGGGTCGGGGCGGGGGCGCGGGCTGAGAGTCGGCAACCTCGCGCTGAACAGCCTGGATTGCGGGCGACGGCTCCGGCTGCTGCTCAGCGAAGTCACCGAGCAGTTCGGCGAGCATGTCGTCGGCCTCATCAGGAAGCTCGATCGGCTCTGCTTCCTCGACGGCCTGCACGTTCAGGTGCGGGGACACGTAGGCGTCGAACAAGCCCTGGAGCTCGGCGACGGTGTACGAAACGAACTGCTTCTGGAACTCGGGAACGGGAAGCCCCGCATTCCGAGCATCCTTGAGCGCATTGTAGAGCTGCGCTTTCATGTTGGGTGCGGCCACTTGATCCTCCGGTTGGGCGGTGGGTGGGCAAACAGGCCCACCCACGCCATTTTACCCGGTGGCGCGCCGCGAGGGTTAGTAGGCGTACATCAGCACGAGACCGCTTCGGGTGAAGACGCCGTTGTTGCCTGTCGAGAAGCGGATGCCTGCACCACCAGGGCCGCTGTTGTAGACGAACGCACCGGCGTTGGCGATGTCGTGCTCGAAGTAACCGTCGTCCTTGGGACGGGCGATGTTCGTGCCGAAGGGAATGTCGAAGAACCACGTGGCTGCGGCAGTCACGTCGATCTGGAACTCCATGCGGTTGGAGTACTTCTTGCAGGTGACGGTACCGGTCGGCGAGCCGCTGACGTTGGTCACTTGGCTCGGCACGGTGAGGACGGTCGTCGTCGGGACCTCGCCACCGAGCGTGACACCGTTCAGCAGGGTACCGATGTCGTCGAGCAGCTGGCCCTCACTCGTGAAGGCGGGGTACGTGCCGTACGAGCCGTTCTTCAGCTTGCCTGCCTGGTAGGCGATGTCGGTCAGGGCCTTGCCCCTTGTTGTGAACACTGGTACTGCTCCTCCACCGTTGAGACGGATAAGTTCTGCGAGAATGCCGGTGAGCTCGTCACCACGGTTTGAAAACATCACGGCCTCCGAGTGTTGAGCGGCATGGGGATGCCATTACGTGTGATCGACTCACCGGAGTTCGGACCCTGACGCGCGTTCCTCTGGTACTCGAACGTCTGGATCGAGCCGAGTTCGGTGTTGACGTTCGTCGACTCCTGCATGAGCATGAACTGCACGAAGTCAATTTGGCCGTAGCTCATCCAGTCGATCGCAGCACCGCCCGCGACCGGGTCAGGAGCGTTGATGGACTGTGCGTAGAACGTCCACTCCATCATGTCGCGCTTGATCTCGAGATAGTCGTTGCTATCTCCGAGGTCCTGGCCAGGAGCG